CTATCGCGGAGAGATAGCGCAGGAATAGCGGCAAGGAAAGGATACGACGAGGGAAGGAATCACGAGGCAGGGCGCAAGATTGTAGAGATGCTGAATCATTACGGAATCGAGGTAATTGAGAAAGAGCCACTCCGTAAGATATGGCAAGGAACGGACAGGAAGATAACCCACACAGAGATAACAGCGATAACCGGCTGGAATCGGAAAAGAAGCAATCAGGAAGAGAGAGACGCCATGCTGTTGGCGTGGGATTATTCCAACCTTCCTATAATCATCAAGAAGCTATGAACATAAGAACAAGACAAGGAGGCAAGGCGGCTGAGAAGTACGCCAGCCTGACGGGTAAACAGGTAATCATCTACTACCGAGATATGCGCGACACTGACCGCAAGTTATACGGAGTGATTACCGCCATTGACGGAGATGTGATGCACCTGCAGAACGACCAGTGGCAGGGTATTCTGGACTGCCGACATGCGAGGATCCTGCTCGTGTCAACCGTGGACGGATGGAACTGCCGGGAAATGGAAACGAAGGAAGAACGCGGATGGTTTACCAAGTTATTCAGACGATGAGCAACAGCGAACAGATACGTATCACAGAGGCGGAGTTCATGGCCCATGAGGACAAGGAGCTGATGGACTTCGCCCAGCTTATCCGCGAGAGTGGGGTAAGCCTCTATGAGATTGCGAAGGCATGTAACCTGAGCTGGGAGACAGTCAAGGCGGCATCCAACGGAGTACCGCTCAAGTTCAGCTCGCAGTCACGAATCAGATTATACATTCAAAGAAAACTGGAATATGGAAGAGCGGAGAATTGACATCGGCTATGTGCAGCCGAACACAGGGCAGATAGAAGGACTGCCTGCGAATCCGCGTACATGGACAAGCGAAGACCTCGAACGATTGAAGGCATCCATAAGCGAGACTCCGAGCCTGCTTGACGCAAGAGGAATACTCGTGGTGCGCGTAAAGGACAAGTATATCACCCTTGGAGGCAATATGCGTTTGGAAGCTTGCCGAGAACTCGGGTACACCGAAGTACCATGCACGATCATGCCGGAGGATATGCCGGTGGAGAAACTGCAGGAGATTGTGTTGAAAGACAACGGCACGTTCGGAAGCTGGGACTATGACGAACTGGAAGACGGATGGGACGCAGACCAAGTGGAGCAGTGGGGAGTAGAGAGTTGGAGAGAGAAGGAGACTACCGCCATGGGCTTGGACGGACTGCCGGATGAACTGCAGGGCCTCGATATCACCCCGGATGACTTAGAGAATATTCAGGGAGACGATGAGGTAGCACGACTGAGAGTCATAATCACCTTCCGAGAGGAAGATAGGTGGAGACTGGAGGAAGTATTCGGAATAAGGGACATCACAAGCAAGGTACTGTGGATGTTGGAGGATATTGTTAAACAGAGAGAAACTCAGCAGGAGGAATAGGCATGAACACACAGAAGATAAAGCTATCGGAGCTTGAACCGAATAAAGGACAGATAGAGGGATTGCCGAAGAATCCGAGGAAGTGGGAAAAGAAGGAACTCGACCTGCTGAAACGCAGCATGGACGACACACCGGAACTGACCGAGGCAAGAGGATGCGTAGTAATCAAGCATGGAAAGAAGTACGTCATCTTGGGTGGAAACATGAGATACGCAGCAGCGAAGGCTCTTGGATGGGAGGAAATCAGCTGCCACATCCTACCACAGGATACACCGGTAGAAGAACTCAAGGCAATCGTCATTAAGGACAATGGCTCGTTCGGCCAATGGGATTGGGACCAGTTGGCTAACAGTTGGGACGACATGGACCTCGTAGGAAGCGGAGTCATAAAGAGCTGGGTCGGAAACGCAGATGAGGAGATAGACGAAGCGCCGGAAAAGGAGAAGTCAGAAAGCGAGAGCAGCAGCAAGTGCGTCGAGAGGGAGAGAATTATCATCAGTTACCCGGACGATATGCGAGGAATATTGGAGGAAATGTTGGGCATGGAGCTCAATCCGGATAAGATCATCATAAAGGCTGAGGAAATATGTGTACCAACAACAGAGGACTACGAATAGTCTTCGACATAGACGATACTATCAGCAGGGTGCTTGTGAAGGGCGACTACGCAGGAGCAGAGGAGATAACCGCAGTGACGGATAAGCTCAGGAGCCTGAAAGAAGCCGGACACACCATTGTATTGCACACAGCGCGAGGAATGGTCAGTTGTGGCGGGGACACAGGGAAAGCAATCAAGAAGAACGAGGAGACTCTGGTAAAGTGGCTCGCGGATCACGCGATTCCATACGACGAGATATGGTGGGGAAAGCCATACGCCGATGTGTATGTAGACGACAAGGCGGTGAGCGCAGCAGACTTTGCAACCCTCGGAGTGAGCGACATGGCAGGATTCAGCGGAGCGAAGGTTACGAGAATCGGCAGAATGGTGGTAAAACAGGCCGAGAACGTGTCCGAACAGGCAAGGTGGTACAAGGAGTCGGCACGCCTAATGTTCCCTTATGAAACCCCGAAAATATACTCATGCAACTTCGGCAAGCTGTACATGGAGCATGTTCCAGGGTCGAAGATGAGTGAGGCGCTGATATGGAAAGCAACGAAAGCGGTGCAGGAGATAGCGTGGAATGTGCTGTCATACTATCGGGATGAGGAGCTGGAAGGAGAGAATGACGTGCAGTGGTACGAGGATTACGTAGGAGGCAGAGCAGAGGAGATAGGAGCAAGCAGGGAGAAAGTGGTGGCGGACATTCGCAAGACAGCAGGGCTACTGAGACGGAGGACCTTCTGCCATGGAGACCTGAGCATGTCGAACGTGATATTGGGAGACAATCATAGAATCTACCTCATAGACCCATCGCCGAAAAAAGTGAGCAGTTGGCTACTAGATGCGAGCAAACTGAGGGCCAGCCTACGAGGATTGGACGACATCTTGCAGGGCCGTGGGAGATTGATAAGAGAGGAGGCGTTAACACAGATGTACGAGCTGTTGTCAGAGCCAATGCCGGAGAAGGAGAGAGAGGCGGTGGATCTGTTGGAGAGAGGACACTGGATAAGGGTAGCACGATACGCGAAGGTGCTCGGGCGAGAGGACGTGTTCGAGAGACTGATGCAGCAAATCAGAGAGTGGTATGGATAGACAAGGCAGAGTAGTGGGATTCACGAGCGTGGTAGGAGACCTATTCCACGCCGGACATATGGAGATGATACAGGAGTGCAGGGAACACTGCGACTATCTCATAGTGGCTGTAATGGCAGGAACGCACGATAGGCAGGGGAAGAATAGACCCGTGCAGAGCTTGTTCGAAAGGTGTTGGCAGGTACGCAATACGAAGGGTGTTGACGAGATCGTGGCGTGCGGAAGCGAGGATGACCTGCTATTGGCCATCAAGACACTCCGACCACAGATAGAGATGCGATTCGTAGGAGACGACTATCGCGGAAGAGACTTCACCGGGAAGGCATACTGCGAGGAAAGCGGACTGAGAATCATATACACAAGGAGAGACCATGGACTGAGCAGCCGGGAACTCCGCGAGCGAATCAAGGAGGAAGGAGCATGAAGGTAGTGTGGGCAATAGCAAGCTATAAGCGAGCAGACAGACAGCCGTGGCTGGAGCAGCTGGTGGAATGGGGCTACGGGCCGGATGATATAGTGCTGAGCACGCAGACACAGGAGGACTACGAGGCATACGCAGCGAGATACGGACACCTTGCAACTGTGATATACAAGCCGGGAACCTGCGTAAGCGACAATAAGAATACCGCCATAGAGCATGCAGCAGTAATGCACCCAGACAGGCAGATAGTGAGCTGTGCGGACAAGTTGCGAGGCGTGATGAAGCTGAGCAAGGACGGAAAGAGCCTGACCGGAATAGACAGCAGGCAGGGCATGGAGAAAGTGCTCGAGCATATGGTGGAGATGAGGGATAGAGCACAGGCGGAGGTGGCTGGGGTCTATCCCGTCGGAAATGCCTTCTACATGAGCCACACAGTGCACGTGAATCAGCAGATGCTCGGATGTTTCATGGTATTCAAGCCGGGAACGCAATGGCGCTTCGACCGCTTCTGCAGATTGAAAGAGGACTTCGAACTAATCATGCGGATCATACAAGGCGGAGGAAGGGTACTCAGACTGAATTACCTTGCCTTGAAGGAGACACTACACACACAGGGAGGATGCCATGAGATGTGGAGCAGCGAGGGAGACAGGGTGAACGCAGAATGCACGAACTACATCCTGAACAAATACCCGGAACTGGTGAAGCCGCACGCGACACGCAAGAACGAGATACGATATGTTGGACCAAGTAAAGTAATTAAGATACGATGAGTTTAGCTAAAGGATATTACGGCAGCCCACGATGGAGCAACGAGGTTGCCGACTGCTCAATGCCGATGACATTCGACACGTATAGCAACTGTTCATTCGGTTGTATGTATTGTTTCAGCCAGTTCCAGAGAGCATTGGGAAACTGCAAGGAAAGCTATTTGGCGAAGGAGGTCAAGCCGGTGAACGTGGAGAAGGTAAAGAAGATGTTCCTCTACCCGGACGAGCACGCAGGGCAATTCGCAGAGTACATCAAGCAACGCAGGGTGATGCAATGGGGAGGACTGAGCGACGAGTTCGACGGATACGAAAGGAAGTACGGAAAGACACTCGAACTACTCAAGTTCTTCAAGGAGATCAACTACCCGTTGTGTTTTTCTACGAAAGCAGCGTGGTTCACTCAAGATAAGAGGTACATGGACCTTATACGAGGTCAAAAAAACTGGAACTTCAAGTTCAGCATAATCACCCTTGACGAGGAGAAGGCACGAATCATTGAGAGGGGAGTGCCGACACCATTGCAGAGGCTGGATGCGATAGAGAGGATAGCAGAGGCAGACGCAGGAGGAGCGACACTCCGCCTCAGACCGTTCATCATCGGAGCATCGACACCGACCTACCTCGACCTGATAAGAGAGGCCGCCAATAGGGGTGCAACGGCCCTGAGTACGGAGTTCTTCTGTGTAGAGGAAAGGAGCAAGACCCTCAAGGAGTTTATGCCCACACTCTCCGAATTATGCGGATTCGATGTCATGGCCTTCTACCGCAAGTACAGCGTACAGGGAGGATACATGCGACTGAACAGGAAGATCAAGGCTCCATTCATCAACAATATGCACGACCTCTGCAAGGAGGTGGGAATGCGATTCTATGTGAGTGATGCGCACTTCAAGGAATTGTGTTGCAACGGAAGCTGTTGCGGCCTTCCGCCGGAATGGAATTATTCAAAGGGCCAATGGTGCGAGGCATTGCAGATAGCCAAGAAGAATGGGCAGGTACGATTCAGCGAGGTATGCGGAGACATCAACAGCTTGTTGGACTTCCCGATGGGCAAGGCGCAGGGCTACAACCTAAAGTCAACAGAGAATAGGGCACACTTCGCAGGAATGAGCATGGCCGACTATATGCGCTGGCTGTGGAATAATCCGCAGAACGGACAGAGTCCATACAAGCTATTCGAGGGAGTACTGAGGCCGACGATCAAGGACGAGGACGGCAACCTGATATACATCTACGACAAGAGCAGAACACTATAGGAGGAAAGGAAGATGGCAAGAGGCATGCACCCCAATAGCCTTGCGAACTTGAAGAAGGGGAGACCGATTCAGGAGCAGGCTAATTCGAGACAAGGACGGACACCGAGACCGAGCAACGTGATAAAGACGATACCACGCGATGCACAGGAGAAGGTGTACCATGTGTTGTGGACCGCCTTAACCATGCCGAATGTGAAGGAAGCGCAGAAGTACGTGGAGCAGCAGGCGGCAGAACTGCCGGAGTGCGGACTGATTCTGCAGATATGCTTACGCAGCCTTTTATCCAAGAGTGGATTCGATGCGCTGATGGACATATGCGACAGACTATTCGGCAAGCCACGACAGACAGTGGAGATGGACGGAGGCCTGCACATCACTCCACCGGCGGTGATAATCGAGGGAGGGGAGGACGATGACGAATGAGGCAAGTGTTCGATTCGGCAGGAAGTACAAGCCGCTGTTCGTAAAAGCAAGGACAAGGTACAAGATCATATACGGAGGGCGAGCGTCTGCCAAATCATTCGCAGTAGCATCGGCCCTCCTGCTGCGTACATATGAGGACGATTACAACATCTTGTTCACACGATGGACAATGGACTCGGCGAAGGATTCCGTAATCCCGGAGTTCAAGGACAAGATGGAGAGAATGGGAGTGGAAGGGCACTTCACCGAATGGAAGACGAGCGTACAGAATAGGAGCACAGGAGGAAAGGTGTTATTCAGAGGACTTAAGCAAGGATCCAAGAATCAGGTGGCGAAGATGAAGTCCTTGTTCGGCATCAAGATATGGGTACTTGACGAGGCACAGGAGCTGATAGACGAAGCGGTGTTCGACACGATAGACAACTCCATTCGAGACGCTAATACGACCAATGAGGTGTGGCTCGTTCTCAACCCTACGGACATTGGCCACTGGATATACCGCAGGTTCTTCATAGAGGCAGGAGTACCGGACGGATTCAGCGGAGTACACGACAACGTGGAATACATCTACACGACCTATCTCGATAACTTGAAGAACTTGGACGAGGGATTCATCGCGAAGGCGGAGAAGTTGAAGGAGACAAACCCGGAGAAGTACGGCAATATCTATCTTGGAAACTGGCTCATTCGCAAGGCCGGAATCATCTATCCGCGCTGGGAGCAGATAACGCCGGAGGAATACCCGCACCACCTTGACCAATGGTACGGCAACGACTGGGGATATGGTGGCGACCCGAATGCACTCATCCGCATGTGTTACGATGCGCAGACGCAGACCATCTACCTGTGGGAGGTATGCTGTACACAGCTCATTCCGTCCGACGTGTTCAAGGCGATAAAGGCAGATGCGGAGACAATCGGCTACGAACTGGAGAACTGCCTCGTATATTGCGACCCAGCGAGACCGGACAACATAACCGAACTACGAAGACGTGGAGTGTCTGCAGTCAAGGCGGTCAACCGCGACAAGGCCGGGCGTATCTCCTACCTCCAGGGATTCAAGGTTAAATACGTTGGCGATACGATACACAGGGAAGCACGCGCCTACTCTTGGCAACCGCACCCGCAGGACCTTGAGCGATTCACCGACAAACCGCAGGACGGAAATGACCACTGCATGGATGCGGTCAGCTACGGAGCAGTCACGCACCTGCGAAGGCTCTGCATACTGAACGAGGACGGCGAATCTTAAACCTTCGATATATCGAACTTCTCCCACAAGACAATAATGGGCGCATATTTGCCCGTAAATCACACGACTATGGCAGATTGGAACATATTCTCAACGAAGAAACTTGAAGCCCTTAGGGATGAAATAAAGGGCTATTACGATAAAATTGAGGACGAGAATGCGTACCTCAAGGCGATATCCGCGCAGATGCAGCACCTGCGTCTGCCGGATATCAGCATGTTGTCTCGCGAGCAGATCAAGCGCATATATGAGACAAGCGCACCAGTCATGGGCGTGGTGAACTACATCGCCGAGAACGTGGGCGAGGTGGCGACCTACCTTGAACTCACGAAGAACGGAGAGTCGGTGGAGAAACACCCTCTGCTCGATACACTCCGCAGACCGAATGACCGATACAACCTCAAGAAGTTCATCACAGCATGGGCAGTCAATCGCCTGCTTTTTGGTGACGCATGGACATACGTAGTCCGCAAGGTGGGCAAAGACGGAGGACTGAGCCTCTACCTCATCCCTTCGCAGCGCGTGGTGCAGAAGGACGGACAGGCCGTGTTCCAGGGAATACAGATATACGGCGTATCAGGATCACCGACAATCAGCATGACCGATGTATTCGAGAGCTTCGATTACAACCTTGACGATACGAGCATCTTCGGTACGAGCAAGGTCGTGGCAGCAGCAGTCTACCTCACAGTCATGGAGAAGGGCATGCGCCGTCAGGATAGCACTCTGGAAGCAGGAGGCGCAACGCATCTCATCACTCCGAAGCCGGACGATACGGGTTCAGTCCTTCCGCAGCATATGGCAGAGGCGGAGAAGCTGGCGAATGGCAAGAATAGCCTCGGCAAGAAACGATTCTTCCAGTTCCCGATAGAAGTACACCAGCTCGGAAGTAACCCGGTAGACCTGAGCATCCTTGAATCTCACAAGGAAGCGGTAACGGCATTGTGCTTCGCATTCAAGTTGCCGGTAGACCTCTATTACGGACAGGCGAAGTATGAGAACGCGAAGGAAGCAAAGAAGACGATATATGAGCAGAACGCAATCCCACTCGCCAATGAGTTCGCAGAGGACCTGCTGCACCATCTTGGAATGGATAAGGATGGCTACGAACTTAAGGTCAATACCGATAACATTTCCGTACTGCAGGATAAGCCGGGAGATGTCTTGGATAACCTCACGAAGATGCACGCCACTCTCAATGAGAAGCGCGAGGCATACGGATACCCACGCTTCGAGGAGGACTGGGCAGACCAGCCGATGCTCCCGATGGGCACGATGTTCGGGAATGAATACGGAGACATAGATATCAACGAGAACGGCAATGCGTAAGAAGATCACACCAGCACAGCGCAGACACATGGACTACCTTCGCCGCAAGGGCTTGAAGGTGGGCCACGCCTACGAGGCAAGGCTCATCAAGGCAAGGCGCAAGGAGGTGAGCCGTGTGCTCAATCTGTGCAAGGAGTTCGGTCCGGGTGTCTGGGAGGATGTCATCAAGAATAACCTCTCGGAGGACTACCTGTTCGATTGGTACAAGGGCTTGTACCTTGATGCAGGACTGCCACGATGCAAGAGCACAGCACGCGACCTCTCGCAGGGTAAGGCAGCACCAGAGGAAGACTACTGGCTCGGAGAACTGACACGATACGCAGAGGACCGCGCAGGATCCGAGATTGTCCTCGTTCAGAACACACTCAAGGACAGCCTCGTGGGCATAGTACGGCAGAGCATGCTCGATAACCCGGAGGTGGGCATCGAGAAACTCACACGCATAATAGCGAAAGGGTATCAGGGCATCGAGTTGTGGCAGGCACGAAGGATAGCGCAGACGGAGACCATGATAGGCATGGCAGACGCATCGGCACTTGCCGCATCTACCCTTGACATCCAGTTCGTAAAGCAATGGGCAATATCAGGGCTTGGCAATACGCGAGAGACACACGAAGCAATGGACGGTATTATTGTCGCAGAGGACGAGCCGTTCACCCTGCCGGAGGGCGACCTCATGATGTACCCGCACGACGGGAGCATGGGAGCATCGGCAGGAGAGATAATCAACTGCGCATGCGACTGCATACGCATACCGAAGTAAGAGTTTTCTTTCATCATCATTCAACCTCTAATATTACTCCTGGGAGCGCCGGCTGTGAAGTCCGCGCTCTTTTTTCGTATGGCGCGGAAACCTTCGATATATCGAACTTCTCCCGCGTGCTGCCTATTGCTACATCTTTGCAATGCAAACCCCGACACAACGGCAATATGAAAGACTTACAGAATAAGAGCATACCGGGAAAGCTGGAGCTGAAGGAGACCCGCGAGGACGGCGTGATGCACATCAAGGCATACGCGCTGGCCTTCGGCAATGTGGATTCCTACGATGACGTGATACTCCCGACGGCGTGCGACAAGTTCCTCGCGAGTGAGGAGGCGGACCGCATGCGCCTGTGCTACCAGCATGACCGCGCAGATGTCATCGGCGTAATCACCGGCAAGGGCGTGGACTCTTACGGAATGTGGATAGAGGCGGACATCCTCCCGACAGCACTCGGCAAGGACGTGCAGCTCCTTCTGGATAAGGGAGCACTCAATGAGTTCTCAATCGGCTATCGTACGGATAAGTGCTTCTATGAGATGCGCGAAGGATACAAGTACGAGATACGCGTGCTTGAGGAAATTACAATCCGCGAGGTCAGTCTCGTGAGCATTGCAGCCAATCCGAAGGCGGTACTCCTTGACAAGAAAGATGAGGAGCCACAGGCAGAGGCAGAACCGGAAGAAGCCAAGAACGAAGAAGAACAACCATCAATCACAGATACAGACATGGACGAAATGAAGAAACAGCTCGAAGCACTCGAGCAGAAGGCAGCATCTGCAGAGCAGAGGGCTGTTAAGGATGCGGAGGAACTCAAGACCGCACAGGAGAATATCAACAACCTTGACGCATCGGTGAAGTCACAGCAGGCTACCATCGAGGCTCTCCAGGCACAGCTCAAGAAAGAGAAGGTGCAGACATTCGGAGAAGCTGTAAAGGCAGCGCTTGAGGAGAACAAGGACCGCATCGAGAAGATGTTCGCAGAGAAATCAGGCGGAGCATCAGTACGCATGGAGGTGAAGATGACTGCGGCAGGCGTAGGCGCATCAGCATACGGCACAGCAGTAGACCCGCAGGTCGGCTCGGCTCCACACGTAGCACGCGCATTCCTCGCAGCATTCGCAGAGGAGATCGTGAACGCAGACAAGGCTGCATGGCTTGACGGCGAGTTCACAAGCGCAGCAGACTACGTGGACGAACTCACTGCAGCAGCAGACAGCGACGCAACCGCTAACGAGGTAATCCGTCAGTTCGGTAAGATCGCAACCCGTCTCCTCCTTTCAAGCGAGCTCAACGACTGGATGAACGAAATCTCAAACTGGGCACAGGGCGAGGCAGTAGAGTTCATCAACGACAAGATTGACTCAGAGGTATGGAACGGTGCCGGTGCAGACACCAGCGCTGCTACCAAGAAGAAGATCTACGGTCTCAAGAGCCAGGCGACTGCATTCGCGAAGGTAGGCACATACGCAGATGCTAACGTAGGAGACGTAATTCTCGACGCAGTAGCTCAGGCGAAGAAGAACGGATATGTGGCTAACGTAGCTATCGTATCGTTCGAGACTGAGGCAGAGCTCAAGGGCATCAAGGACAAGAACGGAAACTACATCTACAACCAGCTCACCGGAGCATTCGGACCTGTACGTGTACTCCCATCTGCAGCCGTAGGTGCTGGCGAAATCCTCGTGGCAGACAGCAGATGTGCAAGAGTACTCCGTCGCCCATCAGTTGAGATAGAGATCACTCGCGATGCTGACCTCGACGGTTGGAAGGTGAACGTACGCAAGGCAGCTCAGACAAAGGTAAAGAGCGCTCACAAGAAGGGCCTCATCTACGTGGCTGACAAGGGTGCTGCTATCACCGCAATCACGAAGTAACCATGGCTAAGGCTGACTATATTCCTGCAGAGAAGCCCTTGAAGATTGGGGATGTGGCTACCTTCCGGGTAGTCACCCCAGTCTGCGGGCTGATCAAGGGAGAACGGAAGAAGATGAAGGTAACCCCGGAGCTGCTTGACTGCATTGAAAGGGGCATCTGGAAACTTGATAAGTAATCATGATTGAACTCACCATCATAGAGAAGGCAGACACTCCGGCGGTATGGCTGGAGCAGTTCAAGGCGTACGCAGGCATCGCGGACAACGCGCAGGACTCACTATTGCAGGCGATACTCTCGAAGGCTGTGTTATCCGTTCAGCAGAAGGCTGACCGCAGTCTTATCGCATGCACTATTGAGCTCTACGAGGACGAGGTGGAAAGTAACGCCCTAAGACTGTATCAGACCGTATCGCAGGTGGTATCGGTGACGCACGAAGGAAATGGCGTGGCGTATTCGTTCATAGGTCGCAGAGTACACGTGGCGCACTCGCCCGTGACAGTGACCTACAAGACAGAGCCACATCTCGCAGATATTGACACCCTGTTGCCTATCGTGTACCAGTACGCGACTGCACTCTATGACGGAGAGGATAGCAAGACACTCGCAAGCATATTATCGCAATGTTAAGGCAGGCACAAGGCGCAAGGCGCTACAATGAGAAGATAACGCTCACGCAGGCAGAGGCGGTGAGGGATGACTTCGGTCACGCCTCATTCGCTGAGCCGGTGGACGTCCTCGAAGTGTATGCCTACGTGCGACAGATGTCGGCGAGCAAGACCATGATGACCTTCCAGCAGGCGGACGCGGTAGGACTGGACATAGAACTCCGCAACCCGCATGTAGCCTTCAACGGCCTGCGCTATCGCGGGCATGACGTGCACTTCGCACAGCCGGAAGACGTGGACGGACGCGGAAGGATCCTCCGCATCAGCGGGTGGTATCAGACCGACAATCCGACAATGCCATGAGCAAGGACCGCATGGAGCTATGGCTCGAGGGAGAGAAAGAATTATTCGCCAATATGCAGAAGAAACTCGGCGGGCTCAGCAAGGCTGGGCGCGAAGCTCTCCAGAAGGGCGGCATGCTGATAGTCAATGATGCGAAGGCAAATCTGAGGAACAACGGAAGCGTGGTGACCGGATTGCTCCGTTCAAGCGGAAAGGTGCAGACAGTGCAAGGCGATGAAGATGCAGTCGATGCGGGATTCTTCTCACAACAGACCTCAGGCGGATACGCCTTCTTCGTGGAATACGGACGAAGGGCAGGCAAGATGCCGCCGCCGGATATGCTGATACAATGGTGCAGGAAGAAGCTCCGACTACCAGAGAAGATAGCGAAGGCACGCGGATGGGCAATGGCTCGGACGATAGCCAAAAAGGGCACAAGACCGCATCCATTCTTCGGACCGGCAGTGGAAAAGAACAAGAAGGCAGTCGTAGATGCGATTGCCGATGCAATAAGCAATGAGACACGATAATGGCAGGATTCATCAGCGCATTGAGCGCAGTCTATAAGACCCTTGTATCAGGGCTGACCCGCAAGGGAGTGAAGGTCGGAGGAACAGCCTCCTACCCTCGCGTGGAAGTGCATTCAGTCGTGGAGCAGGAGCCTACCGATAAGGATGGCATACTTCGTGTCATTACGTGCATTGTGGAGAGCATGAGCGAGGACCGCATGGCTGACGTATTGAGTATGAATGAGGGAAACCTTGACCTGCTCCGCAAGGCTCTGAGCCTCGACACATCTTGGAGGATCATCGATATTATCCCCGGACAGCTCCAGGAACTGACGGAAAGTACCGAGACCAACAAGATACTCTACCGGCTCTTGCAGAATATAACAGTTTACGTAGAACGATTAACAGAATAAGCAATGGCAATCAAGACAGGCAATAAGATGCGCCTCTACCTCACAGAAGCAGGCGGAGACACATACACATGGCTCAAGGGAGAGCAGTCGCACTCGACCACCTTCAACTCGGAGATGATTGACGTGTCAGACAAGTCAACCGACTGGCAACAGTTCATCGCGGGCATGAAGTCCGGTACAGCAGACGTGACAGTGCATGCTGATGACGACGCGTCAGGACCACAGCATAAGCTCATCAATGCACTACACAAGGGACAGAGCGTATTCGTATTCTCGGGCATCCTTGGAGACGGTGATGAACCATCAGAAGGCGATATGTTCGAAGCTCTTGTATCGAGCATCGGCAATACCTACGAGAATAACGGCGTAGCATCGCGTTCAATCTCCCTCCAGATCACAGGAGCAGTGGTGCACTATCCAACCCTTGACTAATCATGGGAGCAATATACAATATCGAATTGAGGGAAGGGGTGAAGGTGGCAATGCTCTTCACCCCTCGCCTTTATCTGTACAAGGGACGCGAGGGCGTGACCTTCGAGTACGAGAGAGGGAACGAGATATCGCTGCAATCGTTCTATGCGGACATCATGTTCGCCGCAGCGCTGAATCATTGGGACCTTACGCATAGCGCAGACGAGGAATGCGACTACAAGCGCATCGAGTTCCACCAGTATGCGGCAAGCCATCCGAGAGAGTTCGGAAAGGCGTTATTATTCGCCATGCAGACGCTTTCAGGCAAGAGCCTAAAGGAGATTGCAGAGGATGCGAGAAAGTCGCAGGAATCGCAAGGAAACGGGCAAGAATCGCAAGAGGCAGAGCAAGACGCAACGGGATTAAAAAAAAAGAGTCTGCGTGGGTGGATTATGAGCCTATTGAGGCGTGGCTGATAGGTAACTGCGGGATGACCGCAGAGCAGGCCGGATGGGTGACCCTGCGCGAGTTCAATGCAAGGGTACAGGCGTGGGAGAGAAGGTCGCAGGAGGAATGGGAAAGAGCAAGGTGGCAGATGTTCCTGGTGATGCAGATGCACCCGCATATCAAGAAGGGTCAGAAGCCGCACAGCGCACAGGCGTGGATACGATTCCCGTGGGAACAGCCGGAGGTAGAGGTGACGAAGGATGACTGTAAGGTAGAGAAACATGAGGTAGAGCAGCTCGGAAAACTGCTCGCTGACTTCAAGAACAGAACAAGAAGACAATGACATGGGCAAGATAGGAGACTTATTCGTTCGGCTGGGACTCAAGTCCGACGGATTCAAGAAGGGCATGAAGGAGGCGAAGAAGGAGACGCAGTCCTTCGGTAGCAAGTTATCCTCAATGAAGGCGGGAGCGCTCGCCGTATGGGCGGCTGTTGGCACCGCTGTTATGGCATTTGTAAAGGATTTCGTGTCATCTACCAACAAGATGAGCGACGCATGGGAACGTAATATGCGTGGAATAAAGAATGCGTGGCAGGTTGTCAAGGGCGCTCTCACGGATTTCGACTTCAAAAACTTCGGAAAGAATATCGCTGATGCTTTCAAGGCTGGAAGGGAGGCAGCAGATGCGAAGGACCTTGAATACGAACTCTTGCAATCCGTACGTATTCAGAAAGCAGCAATACAGCAGGAACTGAACGAACTGCACGTAATGATGAGAGACACGACTCTCTCTCCTGCGGATCGACAAGCGGCTGCGGAAAGATACAAGGCGCTCCTGCAACCGATAGCCGATGCGGAAATAGAAGTCTATAAAAAGATACTCTCGACATCTATCAAGGAATGGCAGGCGGGAACGAATCTGAACCGTACGGAAGCGGAGATACTCGAGTTCTTTCATAATATCGGAACGAACGCGGAGGCGATGATGGCTAAATTCCCGGATATCTATTCAGTGTTCAACAATAAGAAGGGAGACAAGACCAATCAGACAGTATTCGATGCAATATTCGGCTTTCTCGAGGCCTCGAATCAGACGTCGGAGATCGACAAACTCTTATCTCGCACGACCAACAGTATTAAAGCTGAAATCAAGCGCCAACGGGATGCGATTGCTAATGAGGTAGAGACGTACGGAAAGGAAGACCTCGACCTTGATATTGACGTAGACTTGAACCTTGAACTCGACAAGGCGGAGATAGAGGCGGAAATGGCGGCAGTAGATGAATATATCAAGAACTTCGCCGATAGCTGGAACGAAGAATGCCTTAAGATACGCGATATGAACCTCATGCTTGAAGATAGCATGATCAACTCATTCTCAAGCGGGATGCAGGCCCTTACAGACTTCATGCTGGGCGTTGAGAATGCAAGCGCGGAACAGGTGCTCGCAGCATTCATCCAGCCACTTGCGGATACGATGAAGCAGATGGGAGAGATGTTCATGGCGGAAGGTCTTGCGATGGTGGCATTCAAGGACTCAATCAAGAATCCGACAGCTCTTATCGCAGCAGGTGCTGCTCTTATCGCGGTCAGCTCTCTTGTATCGTCAGGACTTGCAAAATTGACCGGAAATCCAAGCGGAGGAACAGCAGCATCGACTGGAGCCGGAAGCACTGGAGCAAGCGCAGGAGGCATTGAGACCTACGAACAGGAGATCACAGTTCATGTGGTGGGCGAGATAAGCGGAGACAAGATAGTCCTCGCGGGGCAGAAGACACTCAATAAGTGGAGCAGATAGCATGGCACATCAACTGAAATACTACAAGGAGATAGAGTCCCACGACCACCTCTGGCGCGTGGAGATACTGCAGGAGACGGAAAACACCCTCACGCCTATGGAAATAGGACCAGTGTTGCAAGGTCTGCGTCTGGTCGTGCAGGGCGATCAGGCAGATGTAGACACACCGATAGTCAAGACCTCGCTGGAGATGGTTTTTGTGGATGCTCCCGACCTTGAGGAGGAGAGGAAATGCGGATACTGGGAGGAGTTCTATACGTCCAGTTCGACGGAATATGTCGTGCTCCTGCTTAAAAACGGAGTGCATGAATGGGTGGGCTATATCACCCCGGATAGTTTTAGCGAGGACCTGCGATATAGGGGGAGCGTGACGATTATCGCACGTGATGGTCTTGGCGCATTGCAAGACTATGACTTCGACGCAGCAGGAGATAGCAATGGTCTTATCACCCTGTTTGAGATAATAAATAAGGCGTGGAGTGTATTACCTATCTTATCTAACTGGGATTCGCTATCAATAGAACGGCAGTCTTATCTCCCTTATTCTGTGGACGGAGATTCATATATATTCGCAGCGAAGTTCAATATTAGCGCCTTGCGCGGCAAGACATGGTGGGAAGTGTTGGAAGAAGCATTATACGCTACAGGCATGGTACTTCGTTTTGAAGGAAAGAAGACCTTTAGGGTACGAGCTCTACGGCAGATTGGTTTAAACACCTCTGGATACTGGATGGATAACAAGATACTTGACGTGCAGTTCAGAGCCTACGGACACCGCGACCTGAGCCCTGCTGTCAAGAATATTAAAGAAGAAGCGGTCTTTGACATCCAAGATAATATAATAGATTCGTACACGCCCGGTGATGCGTATGGCGAGCAGACTACATATACCTATGGAAGTAGCGTATCGACGCAGCCCAATCTAACTATGCCTGTTCACATCATAACAAAAGGTCTATTCGAAGGAATGGCAGCCGAGAATACGATCGCATTAAATGCTTTTGCATACCCAGCCGAACGTGGGAAGAATTACGGACCTGGTGGCGAGATACATAACCCGGAAATCTTATACATTGCGGCAAACCTTGTAGGCGGTACATTCGAACTTGCTGCTCGCAAGATAGCGTTCGATATATACGTTCCTGCTGGATCCTATAAGATATCCTTTGATGTTAACAAGGCGGTAGCCTTGTATCAGAACGGGACGACGATAGGCTATGCCGACAATATTAGCTGGTGGAGATATGGTTATGAAGCCGTGTTCACAGGCGACGACGGCAGCGTCAAAACCTTGAATAATAGATCAGGTACAAGCACTAAGGAACCAGAATGGCAAGATGGAGCTTCGAATGGTTATCATAGTATATCAGGAGATTCATTCCCTGTTCACGTGGAGAGTCCTATTTTGCAAACTGCTATTGGTGGCACGTTAACGGTTAAATTACTGCCTGCAGACCTTCCATATAGCGCAAATGGCGGCTACGTGGGTATTGCAAACTTGGCGCTGCACGCAGTGGATAACGCTGGCTATTCTATTATGGAGACTTTACGAATTACAACCAACTATAACAGCAAGAACAATATCGTATTGACGCGTAGTCCGAAGTTCGCCCCAAACCCTTCTACCATACTCGTTCCAAGGCAGATTGAGAATAATATATACGTCGGCGCAGACGAACCGATTGGTTCTGAGCAGTGGGTGTTCAAGGATGATGATACACCACAGCCTCTTGCGGTGTTAATACATCAGCAGATGCTTGCATATTATTCTAAACCGAACAATATGCTGACAGGAGAAGTCAGGGATAAAGGAGGAGCATTCCCGGATTTCACCTCATTATGGCGATGGAATGGAGTAGACCATCTATTGACATCAGGCACGCTGAATATACTGACTGGAGCAATGGAAAGCGCGACGCTGCGAGAGTTCAAGAGATATGACCGAATGTGGGAAACGTGGGTAGAGCAGGAATCCTATGAGATAGACTATGACTCCGACCGCAGTATCATCTTGAGAGTGCATACCAATAAGGCGTTAACGAAGACTGATGTTAAAAACGTTCCGCTGTGGGTAACAGTGATTACTGTTGTAGAAAGAGAACCTGGATTATATTACGTGTTGCTAAGTTTCGACGAAAACGATATCGGTTATCCACGCAGTGCCCTTCTGAGCATTGACGGAGCATATGTTCGCATAATACAGAGAGCAGCAGGAGACTACGGCACAGATTATGGCAAGGATTATTCATAATGACAGAGATACATATGGCAGACATGACAACAATTAAGGAGAAGATACGCGAGACTATCTATCCGAACGGCACAGGAGCAATCACTGCGGAGAAGCATCAGGCGCTCTTGATTAACCTTGTAAACGATATTAATGAACAGAAAGCAGACGCACAGGCGTTAACCGAACTGGAGAAGAAGGTAGATTCATTGCCGGTCGGCGGAGACGTCAAGGCAGATGGGGTGTACCCCGACCTTGTAGCAGGAGACCTTGCAGGGCGAGGCGAGAGTGTACCTGCCTCGTTCGGCTTCCGAGCATCGGGTGGCAAGAGCATCAAGGATGGTCGTGCGTACATCAAGAGAATCAAGGGTAATTCGGTGGTGTGGAATCAGCAATCAAGCGGAGAGTCACTTGGCGGAGATAACGGAACAACAAAGGCATTGCCACAAGGTGCGAGAATTGTGCAAGGACATAAGTATCTTATCCTGTGCGACAAAGTGGTCAATTCAGAACTATACCTATACTACAATGATGGGGAAGGAAAAACGTTGACTAATCTCAAGTCTGTGTCTTGCAAATTCATAGAGTCCTCTGTATCTTTTACTGCTAATGGTCAAGCCAATACCGCAGGGAGTATGTGGTGGTATCTTACCAACGCATCGGCTAATGATGCAAGACCGAGACTCATTGACCTCACCCAAATGTTCCAAGCAGGCAACGAACCAACGACCATCGAGGAATACGAAGCTCGCAAGCCTATCGTAGCGGATGAGTATGCCTACAACGAAGGCGAGGTTATCCACATGACTGCCGAGAGCATCAAGTCGGTGGGAGACAATGCGTGGGATGAGGAGGTGGAACTTGGCTCAATTTCTTCCACAGATGGTGAGAATATACCTAACGATAACGCTATAAGACCGAAGAACTACATCAAGATATTACCTAATGAGCAGTATCACATCAATGTTCCGTTCAATGAACATTTGATATTCTACGATGAGCGCAAGCAATTCTTGTCAACACTTTGGCAAAGCAGTGTTAAAACTTTCACAACACCGAGCAATGCGGCTTATATGAGATTCCGTTTCAATTCGGTTTACGGAACAACCTACAAGCACGACATCATGATTACCCTCGTGCATTCGGGTTGGAAGCAAGACACCGATGCAGGGTATCAGCCTTATTGGCAAGACACACTCCCATTGCCTATCATCAGCAATTATTTCCCCGATGGAATGAAGTCGGCAGGCTCTGCTCACGATGAGATACGATTCAATAAGGCTACCAAGAAGTGGGAGTATAGCAAGGGAAGGATTAAGAGTGTGGACTTGGGAACTTTTAATTGGATAGCAAGTGCGACATCTGATTCAACAAAAAAACGATTTGTGTCTTTAACTAAGGTAGATGGCGTTGTGCTTGACGTACTTGCAAGCGATAGATCCAATATGCTTTGCAAGGCATACGCCACAATATCCGCCAATGACACATACCTACTTGTTAAAGGAATTGCACTACGCTCCACAGGAGACCTTGTGATATACGATAATACAATCACAACCGCAGAAAGCCTCGTCTCATCCCTTCAAGGAGTCATACTCTACTATGAATCCAACGATTGGGAATGGGTGGAACTTGATGCCGAAGACCAAAACTTCCGAGACTACTACAATGTGGCTGACTTCGGTACGGAGCAATCGCAGTCAGAAGTACCTTCCGCAGCATTCTCCGCAGACATCATCTATCAGTTCAATGCCGTGGATATGATTAGGGAGCATGAACTTGAGATAACGCAGCTGCAAGCAATGATTGCAACAATGCAGGCGCAACTCACATCGCTAACCAATGGAGGGCAGTAACATGGCAGAACAACATGCAGACAAGTATATATTCTGGGTATGCCTGATACTCGCAGCCGGACTCTTCATCGGGTCATTCTTCTGCCCGCCACTCGGAGTCATTGACCCGTCAGTCCTCAAGGCAGGAGCAATACTGGTAGCAATGCAGGCACTCGGCATCGCAGGGCAGAATCTCGCCAACGGAAACTGGGTAATCTTCAAACATGGGGAAACAGAAGTAAAGATAGGAGACGATGACAATGAGCAAGATAAGTAAGAATTTCACTTGGGCAGAGTTCACTGCATCAGATACTGCCAAGAGACTCGGCATCCTCAATCAGATAATTGATTGGGATGTGAGGGACAATGTCATGTCTTTAGTAGAGAATGTGCTTCAACCTCTACGTGACGCATGGGGCAAGCCTATTCGCATCAATAGTGGATACAGATGTCCGGCACTGAATAAGGCGGTAGGCGGTGTTCCTACAAGCCAGCATGTAAGAGGTCAGGCAGCCGACTGCGGTGTGGACGATCCGTTGGCATTCGCAAGGCTCATCATAGAACTGGGACTACCTTTCGACCAGATAGGACTCTACCCTACCTTCGTCCATCTGTCCTACAAGAGAGAGTGCACCGGAAAGAATAGAGGTCAGGTATTCTATGCGAAGAGTTACAAGGGAGATAGGCTATGACACGGAAGAAGCTCATACTGCCAGCGATGCTCCTGCTCGCAGTGGGTGCCGCAGGATTCGTGCTAGGCAGGCGCTCAATGCCGCAGATTACGCACGTCGGGACGCGGGTAGATACATTGGTCATACGCGATACAATAACGCGGGAAACGCCCCGATTTACCCGCGTGTACGTACGGGATAGCATATACGTAACAGTGCGCGACACTCTGCACCGGACGGATACCGTATGGCTGCCGAGAGAAGTGAAGGTGTACGAAGACGAGCGATACCGCGCGGAGGTCTCCGGCTACCAGCCGAACCTCGACCGAATCGACATATTCGTGAAAGACCGGATAGTCACGCAAGATAAGACGCAGGTCGTGACGGTCAAGAGGAATGCCCGCTGGGGCATCGGGCTGCAAGTCGGCTACGGAGCAATACTGAACGACAGAAGGATACAAGGCACGCCCTACATCGGAGTCGGTCTCTCGTGGAATATCCTAACCTTCTGAGTACATAAGAATATCCATATATAGAAGTCCTGCCACCATTGCGGTCGGCGGGGCTTCTTGGCGTAATGTATGCCTATTCGCAAGCCGGAGCAATGTCGCTCCCACTAATACACATATATATGAACGAGACTAATGAAGGCGGAAAATGGGGTCAGAATATAGCCCTATTCGCAATTATTGCAGTGGCTATCGCGCTTTTTGTGGTATGGCTCTGTAACAAGTCGGGACAGGACAAGGCAGACCTCGCAGCAAGCGTGCAGAAGCTATACGGGCAGATTGACTGCATCGCGCCGCAACTCAACAAGTATGCTGACCGCGTGGATGCAATCGGCAATGCCGTGACCAGAGTATCGCAGGCTCAGGCAGACTTCCAGAGTTACGCGAACTCGATGCTTACTGATCTGGACAATGCGGTATTCGTACCGAGGTTCGGTCACGCTCACGGAGGATGCGGCTGTGGCACTGACAAGTTCGTGAAGTCGACAGAGTACACAGCAGGAGCAACTACCCTCGTGGAGACTGATACCTGTCGCGGCTAATCAAGTGGGAGGGGAAACCCTCCCTTAACATTAACACTGAAAGATAATGGATGTACCGGTATTCAACAGTAGAGCCGAAGCGTTCGACTACATGCTGACTACATTAGTAGGCAAAGGCGAGGATATCATGACTGCTGCGGAAAAGGCTGAAGCATTCGCTGACATAGTATGCCGCAATAGGGCGTTACCTGACAAGCCGAAGACTCTTGTGCAACAGTGCGTGGGAGCATTGAAGGAAGTGTCAGAAGTCAAGAGGGAATACCCTGAGATGTGGGAGATTGTCAGTGGAGTACTGGGTGGAGTAGTCGGAGTATTAGCCGGATCAAAGGCCGCGAAAGAGACGCATGACGATAGCCCGGTACAGCCATTGGACTTCGATAATATGCAAGAAGCATGAAGACACCGAGAAAGGTATATCTGGCGGTATATTGCGACAGCGATGAGCAAGCCGTAGCAGTGCAGAATGTGGCCAAGGAGTTCAGTTCTATATTCACGATAGATGCTGTTGACCTGCTCGCGATTTACCCCAAGATAAAAGAGAAAAGAGGGCTGCTCAAAGAGACTGCCCAGGTAATAACAAAGGAAGGCAAGAAGGGAGCAATTCGGCTCATTCCGGCCTTGATTAAAGAACTAATATAATGGACAAGAACAAGAGATACCAGTTCATGGAGATGGTCCATGACGAGATAGGCGAAGACCACAAGCTCACGCCTATCATTGCATCACTGCTGACTCTGATAGACGATGACGAGCGATTCGAGGAGCTGTTCGACATTCACGAAGGCATAGAGGAGTACGGGCAGTTCCTGACGGAGAAGGAGGCGAGGCACATCGTAGACAAGATGGTGAGTTACGACGGATCACGCGGAGCGAAGTGGCCGCCACAGGTACTATTCCCTGCAGTAGAGAGCCTCGGCGGAGAGAAGTCCGCAAAGGGGAAGTATAACTGCTGGGCATTGTTCGCGCTGATGAACGCGATGCACTCCGACTACGGAGGCGCACTCATGGAGGTGGCGAAGGGTGACGCATACGCGCTGACCTGCTACCGGATGGCTCTTGCGTGGATGGCAGACCGCGACCACCCGAATGACGTCCGCGACTATTTCCTGGACTAATTTAGCGAGGAAAAGAATGCAATTGGCACCTATTGCAGAATCGGAAATAATGACTACCTTTGCACAGTACTCGTGAACGAGTCTTGTGAATTGAATGAGGAAGGGCTTACCCTAATGGGCCTTTCCTCTTTTTTTTGCAGTTTTCGCTCTGTATTCGCTCAGTTTTTTCTAAACCACCGAAACGTAAGCTATAAATGGAGGATATAACATATTGTTATATAATTATATAAGTCTATAAATCTATAAAATTGGGTAGAAAACTATCTTTAATTTCTGACAAAAACAAGACACAAGGCAAGAGTGGCATATAATTCGCTTTCAGCCCTTGAGAGCCTTGCACAATTCGGTACATATTCCGATATTTGCCCGCGATTTTCGCTCAATATTCGCTCAATTCACAAGGTATGTCAGAGATCAAGATGAGACCGGCAATCTATGCCAACCATAAGAGGAAGGACGGGAGCTACCCCGTTAAGATCGTCATATACTTCAAGAAGAAGGAAAGGAAACTACCGACCAATATCGTGTGCAACCCGGAACACCTGACGAGGGAACTGCATATCAAGAAGCATTGCGAACCGATGTACCTCGCGTTGGATCAGATTCGGCAATGGCAGGAGGCATGCAAAGATTTAACGACCTTCGACCTCGAGTACCGCGATGTCGACTTCGTGGTAAATCACATAAAGGCAAAGTTGGCTAAAGAGCATTTCCGGCTGGATTTCTTCGAGCATGCGGAGCAGTTCATCAGCAAGAAGAAGGAGAGTACAGGAAAGCAGTATGAGCAGGCGGTGAACAGCTTCGCACGATACCTCGGCACAAGGTCTATCGATGTGAACCAGATTACGCAGGCAATGGTGCGCGAATATGTTGCCTTCTTGGATGCAGAACCGAAGATATACAAGAACCACAGGACGGGAGAATATGTGCAGACCAAGAAGAACAAGAAGGGAGGAGGACAATCGGGACGACTTGCCATGCGACTGGGGGCGATATTCGAGGATGCGAAGAAGAAGTATAACGATGAGGATGTGGAGAAGATATTGATACCTCGTTCGCCGTTCGGCAATCTGGAACTGAACCTCCCGACATGTAACGGACAGAAGCCGCTACCGGTTGAGACGATACAGAGGCTTATCAGCTCGAAGGCAGAAGGAGTAACGGTGCGTATGAGCATAGATGTAGCCGTAGTGTCATTCGGTCTTATGGGAGCGAACTTGGCCGACCTATTCGAAGCGCAGGAGCCTATCGGCGGAGTATGGGTGTATAACCGTAAGAAAACGAGGGACAGGAGAGCAGATAAGGCGGAGATGCGCGTAGTTGTGCCGGAGTGCCTTGCTCCTTATATTAATAGGTTGCAGGCGGGCAAGAGCAAGAGATGGCTCGGCAGATTGTACGAGAGCAATCCCAACGGGAAGAATATCACCAGCAGGGTAAACAAGGGCTTGAAAGAGTGGTGCGAGCAGGAGGGAATCGAGACGTTCACGTTCTACGCCGTCAGGAAGTCATGGGCGACCATAGCGAGGAAGAAAGGAGTGGAGAAAGCGCTCGTAGACGAAGGCTTGGCGCATGTGGGCGACTACAAGATGACGGATATATACGCGGAACGACCGTGGGACAAGATTAACGAGGCAAACAGCAAGGTGTTGGCCTTGTTCAACTGGGATTAAGAGAGGGGCAACCGGGAACGGCTGCCCTTCTTCTTTGTCAGGAGGAAGCGGAGGAACAGGAG